ATATCTTGTCCCACCTAAATATAACTTGAACGCTAAATCTCCATAAATTGTTCCACTTTGTCATTTGAAACCTGCACCATCGTCCATATCAATATAAACTAACATACTACCTTTTTCATAATCTTGATTTGTTTCATTTGGAACATATTGATAATTTCAACTAACATAGTTAGACGAATCTCCAACACTATTTGAATCTAAAACTATTCAATATTTTGTATTTGCTGATAACCTAAAACAATGGTTCGCTCCTGATGCAACCTCTGGTTCGTATCAAGCAAAAGTAGCACCTAAACTCGCCATTGGTATATCAAAGGTAGCAGAAACAAAACCTGCTTGTGCGTCATCGTAACTGTTAATTAAAGAACCTGGTTCTCCATTATTATCTGAATAAATATACGCTTTCATTGTGCCAGTTGGACTTCCAGTTTTCTTTAATCTTAAACCTAATTTGAAATAACTCTCATCGCTGTCTGTTACCATAAATGACTGTGCCATTTTTTTAACTTGTAAAACAGTAGCAGTATGAAATACTCCCATTGTTTCGCCTGTTGTATTACTTGGTATAAAACTTTCGTCCAATATTTGACCTATTTCAACTATCAATGTGTTAGCACCAATAATTCATTTAGGGAACTGTCCATAGTATTTAGTAATTGCACTACCATTTTTAGTAATAGTTTTATTTTTACAATCAACAACCCAAGTATCATTGGCAACTATACTATCATCAACAGGTATAATCATACGAGTATTATTATATCCAGTAATTGATAAAGCAGCAAAACCAGTTACAGAAGTTCCTGGCTTTATAGTTATGACTGGTTTTGGTTCTGCTGTTCCTGCGAAAGTAACTGATTTACTTCAATAACCACTACCAAAAGTTTCTGCGTCAACTAATACTGTTATCGTTGTATCTTCTCCAACTCCATTTGGAACTACAAACTCGGCAGTTCAAGGAACAAATAATAAGTGAAAATAATCTCTGTCAAAACTATGTTTAGTGCAAGTTGCTACATATCTGCGAGTGCTACTATTTCAACTAATATCAAGATTTTTATTTTCTCGACTAAATAATTCTTTGAAACTATCAATATTGGCTTCTAAATTGGCTTCACTTGTTCCAGTTAGAATACCATTTATAGTTATGATTTTTTCTCCATATCTCGAACTAACTAAAATTGCACCATCATCACCACTCATTTGTAATAATGACTGATACCTTTGTGGTATTGTTTCGTGCTTAATTGTTCTTGGTATGTAAGTTGTATTCACCAACTCTGTGCTATCGAACTTTATTGATGCCATATTATTTGTTACTTAAACCTGAATTGTAATATAATGACGATTCGACATTTAGACGATTTATTGTTTGCTCTATTATTTTTTTAATACCATCGTCACCTGCTACTACATCGTTAAAATTAAAAACTATTTGACTTTTTGATTGTCCTATTTGTGATAAGAAACCTGAACTCTCACTAATATATTGTTCTCTATAATCTGGACTCATACCTAATAATGCTGTTTTAGCAATATTAAGTTGTGACTGCATATTTTCTAATTTTAATTGTTCCTCTTTTGCTTTTGAGTTTTGTTCTATTTCTAATAATTCTTTTTGGTGTTTTTCTCTTAATACAGTTAAATCATCTTTCGCCATTTCTTCGTTAAGATTTTTGACATCTTGTCCTGCTCGTTTTATGATATCTAATTCTTTGTTCTTCTCTGCAACTAATTCTGCTACTCTTACTTCTCAACCTCTTTCTTTTCTTTGTTCTTCTTGTTTAATTTGTTCTGATATTCTTTCGGCATTTTCATTTGCTCTCTTTGACATATTTATCAACTCTGCTTGATATCTTTCTTCGGCAGTCATCTTTGCCTTTTCAGTTTCGTTTTGTAATTCTTTCAATTGATTTATATTATCTTGAATAGAACTTGACTGTTCCTTGAAACTATCAGAAACCTTTTGGGACATTTGGACATAAGCATCAGATATTTTTTTTGCTTTTTCTTCTGTTGCTTTTTCTATATCATCAAGGTCATCAATAAATGGTTCACTAATTAAACCAGACGATTTAGAAGTTACACCTTTTAATGCATCTATGTAATTTTGTGTATTCTGAATTATTTTAGCATTTCGTTCGTCCATTGTTTTTTCACTAATAATTCCTAATTGTTCTAATACACCATTTCCAACAACTTTAATATTATTAAGACCTTTAATAATATTTTCACTAAAACTTTTTACTCCACCTAAACCTAAATCTTCAAACGCCTTGTTAATAAATCTCGCTCAAACATCTTTTATTCAAACTCCGAATAAACCCATACTTTCTTTGAGTTCTCCAAATCTCGTTTGCATTATAGCAATCTGTCCTTCTGTTGTTTCCGTTCATTGTTCTGTTGTTCTTGAAACTTTTGTTTGTATAACTGCTAACTGTTCTGCTATTGTAGAGTTTTCTTTCATTGTAATACCCATTTGTCGTAAAACTCTTTCTCCTCTTCCTTGAACAACTTTGATAAGCATATCAGTTGTAGAAGCATAATCACCAAAACCACTCGCAGCCAAATCAGATGCGAGTTTTGTTAAGTCCATTGCCTTTGTTAAATCACCTGTTGCTTGTGTTAATTTACCAATCGAGTTTCTTGTAACTGTATCTTCTCTTCCTAAATTGATTAACGAATCTGTGAACGCTTCCACTTTTGGTATTGCCTCGTTTGACGACATACCTGCATTTTCTAATCTCGCACTTAATAATCTTAACGAATCTGCATCTTCCATTGCTCCTTGGGTTGACTCCTTAATAAAATTTGAAAAACTGCTAACTGCTTTTGTTATCAAGTTAGCAGCAATAGTTCCTATACTAAAAGCACCAGCCATTTTTAACAACCCTGATTCAAACTTATTAGCGTTTTGTGCAGCACTTTGAAACGCCTGTTTTGTTTGGTCGTCTGCTGTTAACTTTGTTTTAATTTCGTTCGTGTTTATTGCCATAGTTAGTTTTTATTTTAGAAACCATTAAGAGTTCTTCGATAAAATAATCTGGTTGTTCCATTAACTCTTGAAAAGTTCAACCATACTTTTCGCATAAGAACTGATTTGTTATTTCAATGGGGCAATGAGTTGATACTCCTTCTAAAAAGAATACTATATCTTTACTTAACTCTTTTTTTTTACATCTTTTTCTTCTGATATTTCATTTAATCTTTTTGTAATAGGTATAATAATCTCACCTGGTAGTTCCGATATGGTTTTCAAGTCAATTGGCAAAGTTTCTCCATTATCATCTGTAAGGTTTCAACTTTCTATTGATTTCAAAATCATCATCTTTCCTTTTTCGATTTCATCTTTGGTATTAACCACCTCCATAAAATCAAATCAAGGCAAATAATGTCTGATTTTTACAACCATATCAGAACCAGGTATTTTTAACTCACTAATTTTACAAATATCTGATAATTTCATATTCCTTTTTTAATGTGTTTGTTAATAAACTGTTCCTGCTTTTGCGTTTATGATATCTGCTTCAATTGATTTGGCATCGGAAGCATCATACAAAACTTCAAATACTTGTTTGTCGAAAATATATTGACCTACTTCTAACGGTTCATCGTTTGTAATGGTTTTAATCTTGTGTAACTTAATTGTCATTTTTTCATAGTTAGTTCCACCTGCAATTAACGAACCTGTTGATATCAAAGTCAATGCCTGTTTAACCATATTCAACCAATTTAATCTTTGTTCTTGGTCTTCAAATAATTGGCTAACAGTTAATTCTCCTTCTAATGTTTGTGGTAATAATTTCAATGGGTCTTGACTTCCAAATGTTGGAGCATCAAGTAAATTATTTTTTAACACTAAACTAAACTCATAAAAAGGAGTTGCAGTTGCTCTTGTAGCAGCAGCAGTATCGGCAGCAGTTGTATCTACGCCTACACCTACCAAAGTGCAACCTAAATACAAAGGTTCTTTAATAGTTGTATAACTTGGAGTTTGTGGTTTCAATATAACTGTATTTCCTGCATCGGCAGTAATAGAAGTTGAACCAAATGCTACTGTTTCTGTGTCAGTAATTCCTGTAATTGTAACATCTTTTCAAGCACCTGTATTATCTAAAACACTTAATACATCACCTATGGCTAAACCATCTGTTGGTCTTTGGTCATAAGTATGTTCTAAAACAATTGCTGTTGAAGCACCTGCTAATGCAGTTTTAAGTGTTCCAATACTAAACTGACCTTTGGCTTTAATTGATAATGATGCCTGACACTTTCCATCAACGAACTCGATTTTTAATTGGTCTGCCTTTACTCCAAAATATCTTTGAGCATAATTACCTTTACTAAACTCAATAGTATATGATTTCGGAGAACCAGGTTCAAATGGGTGTGTGTAACCAGTAGCGTCACCTGTTGTTGTATCTTTTAGATATAACATATTAAACATATGAGCCAATGTCTCTACATCTCCCATTACAACTATATCGCCTTCGTGAGTTCTAATGCCTTTTAAGACATCATCACTTTTCCAATTATTACCTTTGAACCTTCTGTCTGCTGTTATATTAAGATTTGTCTTAACACTTTCGCTAACGAAAGGAACAAATGTATCTGGCTTTACGGCTGTCCCATCTGTTGTTTCAACCTTTAATGCCAAATAACTTGTATCTGAAATATAATTTGTCATTTTTACTCTTTATTATTATTTTCTTTTTTAATTTCCTCCTGTTTTGTTTCGACCTTTTTTTCTTCTACCTTTACTTTCTCGAAGTTGGCGTTGTGAAAACCTTCTGGGACTTCTACCACGCCACCTGCTTTGACAAGACCAATACCAGGTATCGTAAGGTCTTGATTTGTAATGTTTTTAACTTTCATAATTTATTTTTAACATTTTTATTAAAAGTTATTTACTAAATGCACTATACTGACTTGTAGTATAGCAAAGACCTGTGCCGTTTCTGATAAATTAAAATTAAACTCTACTGGAACAACTTTACAATACATACATTGTGCTAAACCTCCTGAATCATAAAGTTGTGGGTCTGTATCAAAAGCATTTATAACATAATCGACCATATCTGTTAAAATGTCCTCTGCCTCTTCTGGTGTTTTTCCTACTTTACTGATTTCCTGTCTTAATATAATTCTGAATTGCCACTCTCTTTCATTTCTCGCAGTATCTAAAATAGAACCTGAACCTGAATCTGCTATCACATAAGCACAAGGAAAGCCACTCGGCTGTGTTTCTTCATAATCGTAAACTGCTGCGAATAAAGTATGTGGTGTTGGAGTATCGTTATCAACTAATGCTGTCAATTTATCTTTTAATATTTTTTTATAATCTTTATATGTTTTTGCCATTGTAAGTTTTTAATGCGATTTTTTTAAGGACGACCTGCATAGCGTTATTAAACAATTTATTTATATCTTTTATAGATTTTTGAACACCTGTTTCAAAATACCTTGATTGACCTGTTGGGTGTCTATTCGTATCTATAACTTCTACTCAATAAGCATACTTTACTCTCGTTCCAATAGTTGCAGATTTTTCACCCATATTGACTTCAAATATACCTTGGTCTTGTGGAGCACCTACCGACTGTCTTAATCTTCCTGTATCTACTGGCGTTAACTCTCTAACATTTCTTTGAATAACGAATAACGATTTTTTCAATGCTAATTCTAATTCTTTTTTCGATATCTCTGGTTCTTGTTTGAACGCACTAACATATTCTTTCAGTCCACTAATTTTAATATTGATTTTCATTACTCGGCTTTTAGTAAAACTATTTCTAAATGTGGTATGTTTCCAACTGTCATTTTATTTACTGCTCTTACTACATACTCGTCACTTCCGTTAATAACATAATCGTGTTCTATAATATCTTCGCTATCATCACAATACATACGAAACTGTTGATATATTTTATCATCTATAAAAACTTTTTCATCTGTTGTCTGTTGAATAGCACATCTAATTCCTGTTTGATAAGTTGTAAAAACTTCTTTATCGGTATCTGCGACATCTAATAATCTTTTAGTTGATATTGTTTTGTCATAAAATCTTTCTATCATATTCTAAAAATTATAGAGTTTGTAAAAATCTAATATCTCTTTCGCCTTTTCTAAATCTTGTCAATGTTTTTCATCTTTGTAAGACACAGAATAATTACCTAAACTTTCACTTTGAACTTCTCCTGATGTATCATTTGAGTATTGAATAATACCTGATACTAAAACAGTTGTGGCTCATTGTAAGTCATAAGGAACTGTTTTTGAATAAGCCCATTTAGCAGTAATAATAATATCTCCTGGGTCAACTGGGTAAAATAAAGTATACAATAACTTGATTTTATTTTTTCTTTCATCGTTTAATGGGTATAACACATAATTCGCAGCATCAATCAAAGTTCCATTTACACTAACACTTGATATTGTGGTGAACTCATCTATAACCATTTCACACTCTCCATTTCCGTCATAATATTTTGCTGTTGCTGTTGTTGGTTCTATAAAAACACGTCCAGTATAATTCTCAATATACTTTTCCATTTGTGCTATTCACTCTAAAACTTGTGGTTGGAAGCAATCACTAATATCAGTTAATAAATAATTTTCGATTGCTTGTATAGTTGTATAACCTTTTGGAGTAAGCATCTCGATTTTTTAATTTTTTGTTAATTGTCTTCGACTATATTATATCACTTTTTAGGAGAAAAAACAACTATCTTACATATGGAACATACGGACTTGTCTGTTTTGTATATGGACTTGTCTGTTTTGTATATGGGTATCTCTTAATACATATTCTTAATTGTAAAGAAATAACATTTGGAGTTACAACTGTATATTTTAATGACTTCGAAATTGCTTCGGAAGGCACTACTGAATATTTCAAACTCTTTGTAATTTTATGGTCTTGTAATATGGTATATTTTAATTCTTTTTCTTGTTTTATTCTACTTACTACCACATAAGATAAACCTTTCGTTATTGACTGGTCGGAGTTTATGGTATATGTTAAACTTTTCGTTTTCTTACTATCAGTTAGAACACAATATTTCAATGATTTTATAATTACATCATTTGTCAATATTGTATATTGTAATGATTTTGTTTCTGAACCCTGTGTTAAAATATTATACTCTAACGATTTTTGAATACCACTACTTTCTAATACTGTATATTTCAAATCTTTCTGTATTTTTCTTGCTGGTGATACATCATATTCTAATGATTTTGTAATAGCACTCGGAGTAGTCAATATCATATATTTCAATGTTTTATTAACTGCACTCGGAACTAAAACATCATAAATTAAACCTTTCTCAATCACGCTCGGCGTTGAGATAACTGTATACTTCAAAGATTTCTCTGTTGGACTTGGCGTTGTTATAACAGAGTATTGCAATGATTTTTCAACTGCACTTGGTTCTGTTAGTATTGTATATTTTAACGATAATTCTATTTTGCTATCTGTAAGGACTGTATAAATTAAACCCTTTTCAATACCTGTTGGGGTTGATTCAATTGTATATTTCAAACTCTTTGTTAAAGCACTTGGCGTTGATATCACGGTATATTTAAGCGATTTTTCTATCGCCGTTGGTTCTGTTAATATCGTATATTTCAAAGTTTTTTCCGTTGTTGTAGGAGTTGTTAAAATACAATACTTCAAACTTTTTTCAATAGCACTTGCTTCTGCTTTGACTGTATACTTTAATGTTTTTTCAACTGGAATAGATGCCACTACTGAATAAGCCAATGATTTTTCCGTAGCACTTGGTATTGTTAAAATACAATACTTCAATGACTTCTCAATAGGTGTTGCTGTTGAAGGCACACAATATTTTAACGACTTTTGAATACCTGTTGGTGCTCGTATTGCATATGCTAATGATTTTTCAAGTTGGTCTGGTGTAAGTATCACACAATATTTCAACGATTTCTCAATTTTAACTGGCATAGTTGGCTCTGTAAAATATATTCTTGTGTTATGCCCTCCGTCAGTTGAATGTGTTCCCATATATCAAGTTGTGTCTGGATTACCAGTAATATAATCTATATCAATATAATCGCAAGATATTGTTCCACCACCTGCTTTTGCTAATGTTGCATTTGTTGTTGTGGTGCTTCTAATAACTATCAAATTACCTGCTGTTCCTGTTGCTGTAAAAGTATTTACTGTTTGAGTAGTTCCAGCTGCGAATTTCATTTTTCTATTAGCATCTATCTTAAAATCATTAAATGTATTACTGCTTGCTATTGTAATATAATAATCTCCTGTAGTAGCATTTCAAAAATTGTATCAAGTCAAACCTTTGAGGTCAAGAGTCGTGTTATCAGTTAATGTGCCTGTGAGTTTTACTGTTGAAGTTTCTCTATTAAATGTTAAATTATCTGTTGACGAAATTATTATTTGATTTGATGCCCCAGTAATTATTCACGTTCCAGAACCCATAGATATTGTTTTTGTTCCAGTTGCTATACTTAATTTACCAATAGAAAGATTTTTATCATTAGCGTCAAATGTTCCATTATTTATAGTAAAAATATTTGAAGAACCTATTGTAAAATCATCTTGTAATGTTAATGTTCCCCCTTGTATAGCTATACCAATATTTTTAGCTCAGGTTTTTCCAGCAGTTGTTAAAGTATGAGAACCTCTACCATAAAAAGTATATCCTTCTGTTGAACTAGTCAAAGTCATATCACTAATTAAAGTAATTGAGCCATAAACTCCTGTTACTGTTGAGGTTGTTCAAGTAGGAGTATTAGTAGCACCAGTTCAAATAACTCCTCCGATTCTTGCCATATTTTGTGTTACTGTTTGACTTCCACTATCAAATGAATTAGCGTCAAAATAACAAGTGTCCTGCGGTAACGGAACTCTTGTAGAGGCCATTTGTGTTCCGCCACCATTTGTAGCAGTATATCATTTAGCATAGTTATCAAAGTTACCTGTTCCTTCGTGTCAATATCAATCATTGGCAGTTGTAAAAGTTATACCAGTATTTCCACCACAATCTCCTGAACCACCTGTGATAGCAGATAAGTTTCAAGAACCAGCACCAGCACCTTTTATATCTCGGAAGTCGGCGTTAGTTACTGTAACATTAGCGGCAGTTATAGTTCTTTGAGTTCCTATTTCATTAGAATAAATAAATATTCTTTTTGTCGCAGAATCACCATTTAGCACTAAATTATTTGATATAGTTAAGTTAGTAATCGTTAAATTGCAATTCTGTGTTGTAGTTATAGTTAAATTATAAAAATTCATATCTATTATTCCCAAACTCGACGAGCCAGTAGATATTGTATATGTTTTACCATTAGGGTCAAAAGTTCCCGCATACTTCTTAATAGTGCCTCCTAAAGTTGGTTTATGAGAAAAATTATCAGCCAACTGAACTGTCCCACCACTACCATTAAGATAAAAATTATCTATTCCTATATCAACACCATTAGTAGTAACTATTTGTGTTCCTGATGTAGCTTTAAATGTTAAAGCACCAAACGTTCCCCTCATTTGAACTTGGGCTGAACCACCTGATAAATTAAAATTACCATAAATATCAAGACTATTCATACCTACATCTATACTAACTTTTGTTGTGCCAGTAAAAGATGCATCAAAATTAAGGCACTTAGCATTTGCGGTAAGAGTAACTGTATATGCTGTATCTCCTGATTCATTACTATGTAAATCAAAAAATACATTATCAGAAGAAGTAGGAACTGTTTCTCCCCCTGCACCACCAGAACTTGCAGCCCAATGTGTCGTTGTGCTTGAATCTCAATCTCCTGTTCCACCTACTCAATATCTATCAGCCATTTATCTATTTTATTTTATTAAGCCCCTTTGTAATTCAAATAAAGATAAATCGACATTATCTTTACTACTTACTAATACTCTATCGTCTGGTAATATGAAATTATAAACTGTTTCGGAAGTTCCTTTTATTTTATAACCGAAAACATAAACTTTCACGAAACCTTCTAAATAAAACGGTTTAATATTTCTATAAAAATGAAATACTTGCATTT